TTATTGGGTATCAGCTTTAGCAGCGTTAACCTGCATTTCCCACGAAACGATTTCTGACTCTCTCCAGCGCTTTGGATTGCCGGGGATCGTTGGTTTAGGGAATGGGCAGGTGAAGCCCGCTGGCATGCGATCCGGGGTGCTCCAGAAATAAAGGGTGCTCCGGGAAATCTTGTAACGGGCCAGAACGTCACTGGTAAGCAGGATGCTGTCATTCATGGTTTTCTCCAGGCAAAAAAATCCCGGCACTATGGCCGGGCAAATGGGGGATAACGTGGCAGTGCATTCGCACCCAATAGCCGACTCAGTGAATCAGCTATCAGCTGCGTCATGTTGTTGGTGGCTCGGGTAGTGGCTGCCAGTGTGTAATGTTCTGGATGTCATCGAAGAAATCGCCATCGTCCCACGTCATTGCTCTGTTCAGCGCCGCGATGTATCTGCTCCCATCATCGGAACAAACCAGAACCTCGACATACTGCTCAGGCATCCTGTCGCTGCACTTAATCCAATCCATAACCTCTCCTCAATCCTGCTGCTTAACCGTGTAATTTCCGTTCGGCTTTACGCCCACTGAAAAGTAGGTGCCGCCGGTAATGCCGATTCCCCACACATCGCTCGTTCCATCATCTGGCTTCTTCTCGGTGATGAAATGGCGAAGTGCGGTGATGGCTCTTTCAATGTCGACAGTGGAGTTAACAGTCATGGTGATGCGCATAATCTCTCCTCATGCCGCACGCTGGGCGCGAAGCTTCTTCAAATGTGCCGATGTTTCGAGGTCATCCCATATCTGCTTTAACTCCGCACCTTCAACCCATTCGAAGTCCGTCTGGAATCGCATCATGATGGCTATGCAGTTATGACCGTTTCGCTGGTAGTGGACTGTTTCGGATGTGGTGCGGGTTATCTTGCAGGGAGTGCCGTGAGTGTCGACGTAGTAGCTACCGGGAAGAATCAGTCTGAACATTGGCTGACTCCTGCATCATGAAGAATACAATCATGGCGGCGCGGAGCGGGTTTTCATCAATTACATCAATATCAAGCTGCCACTCACAACCATCAACCCAATAAGGCTTACCGGCGCACCACTTTCCTAGCGACTCTTCGTACATAAGGGAAATGTAATTTCTGGTGATGATCGGCCATGCATCCGCCGGGTTGTTGCAGTAGTCCGGCAGTGGTGATAGTGGGTTAAGCGAAGTATCCGCGTTCCCGTAATACCATGATTCACTATTATTTCCCGAGCTTCCAGGCCTGCACGACCATAGTCCTTTGAAAACGACATCGCCAACCAGTTTGTTAATCTCAAAATCACTAAGTTTGCTGTAATCCATCACACCGGCTCCTCTGCTTCAGAAAGAATGTTGGCCGTAGCGAATGTGGACACCTCTAAATCACCGTCACGCATTCGAATTATCATGTTGTGCAAAGGCATGCCGTCGCACTTCCTGTTAAAGGTGGAGTGGTATTCAGCCCGGCTGTGGAGCATCCACTCATCCGGATCGACGTTGTAGACCTTACCCTTAGTTAGCTCCATCACATCCCCCTCTGCTTATTCCGCAATTCCATCTCACCCTGGCAATCAACGCACATCGTGCATCCCGGATACGCTTTCCGGCGAGCCTCCGGCAACTCCTCGCCACATTCAACGCAGTGAGTAGCAGATACCGCATCACGGTTAATCCTGTGGGCACTCAACGCTGCTTCACGCTGCAACTCTTCGACGGCTGATGCGTCGTCTGCAAAATCTGCCATGGTCAGTGCTCCTTAAACTGGCCGTTGATGCGGCCGATCGTGTAGACGAACAATAAAAAAGGAACGCCAAGTCCCTTAATCTTTTCAAAGTGCTTAGCCAGTAGTGGCCTGCTGACGGTGTCGAATTTCGGCTTTGGCTTCTTCGCCAGTTCAGCCTTCAGCTCGTCGCTACATTTTCTTGCCGTGGCGCGCAGGGCATTCTCCTGTTCGGTGGTCATCCGCTTCATGATGCCTCCGTTTTCAACACGTCAATCGCGCAGCCGGGCAGCAAATGAACCGCCGGGCCATCGCACTGATTGCCCCATACATCGAAGCCATGCGATGACTGCCTGGCGAACAGTTCAATGCGAGGGATGTCACCGAGCAACTGCACTAATTTTTCGCGAACGATATCTGGCTTGCGGGAGTTCTCCAGGCGCGGCGCGGAGACATGCTGACAGATAGATGCATCCATCCGTTCTGGTAGTTTCCCGCGCACAGCAAACAAGCAGTCTTCGCTGTTTGCTCGGGTCATATGACCCATGCCGATCGCACTGTTACCCTTTACGCGATTCGTCTTGTGCCAGGTGAAGCCTTTCATGGTCATCAGGCGAAATCCCCACGCTTCGACAACCTTAAGCGCCTCTGCCGGCTGCGTCGGCACCCACCACATTGCCAGCAGGCAACTATCAGCTGCCAGATCCCACACTGGCAGGCGGCAGATATCCTGCACATTCATCACCGGATATTTAAACCCGGCCCCGCGGTCACCGTCGGCTGCTTTGTCGCGATAACTCCATGGCGGGTCTGCGTAGATAAGCGTGTATTTATCTGTCATGCCGCCTCCTGCCTGTTGAGATACTCTTCAGCGAGTCGCTGCGCCTTAAGTGGGTTGCAGATGACATCACCCCATGGCATCAGCCAGCCGTTAGGCCCGACAATGAATGCCAAGCGAAGTCCGTGAACTACTATGTCGTCGTGAGCGTGTTTCATCAGTCGTTCCTCACATGACCGAAACGACCGATATAGTCACGGTCACGGTCGGTTAATCTCTTGCTCATCAATCAGGCCTCTTCACGAACGAGCCGCAGGCTAATGCCCTCGCGCTTGCACATCTGGCGAAGTGATTCATATGAGCGGTTTATTTTTCTGGCGATGTACTTTGAATGGATGGCTCCGGCCATTTCTCTTACAGATGCAACGTCTGATGCATCCCATGGCCTTCCGTGGCTGATTTGGTTAGGTCGTAGCTTGTATACTCCCTTACGCTTGTACATTCCCATCAAGCTCCTTCTTGCGGATTCCGTACACTTCATCGAGCTTTTTAACCAGGTTGGAGTCATCACCAATAGCAGCCTTGGCTCTGGTGTATGCGGACTCCAGTTTTGTTAAGTCCATACTCAAGGCATTTTCTGAGAACCATGAGAGGACGCTATCTGGAGTCTGAGGCTGCTTAACTTCCAGTCTGCGAACGCGATGCTCCTGCCGTTTACCGCGGGAGACTGACAGCATCATTGAGAAGTCGGCCTCAACGTCACTCATGGCCGAAATCTTGATACCTCCGACAGCAACGCCACCGTACCTGACAGAAGGGTCACCAACTAGCGTTAGAGAGCGGCCAACCCACGAATGACCATCAGCACCCCAGCCACCAATCAACACGCGACGCATTGATTTAGAGGGCTTGTATGGGCGACCGTCATAACCTTCCAGATCGATGAATACCGGCTGTTCAGAGTTGCCAGCCCGGACGGCTTTGATAGCTGCCGTGATGCTCTGGCTCTGAACATCTTCAAAGTTGAGTTGGTCTGATTTGGGAACAATCGTGCGGGAAAGGTCCATTAGAGAATTACCTCGTCGTCATATTCTTCATCCAGCAGATAGGCTGGCACGTTAATTTCGTTTGATGGCAGGACGATCCCCTCGTACTTAAGGGTTTCATCCTCCATGCATTCTTTGATTTTCCAGAGTGCGGAGAACATCTGCTGGCGACCGAGTTCTAACGACTCCTCGCCGATGTAGTACATGCAGTTGCGATATGGCGGGGTGTTCTCGATGGCGAAGAATGCGAACTGGTTACGCTCTATGCCGGTAGCCAGCTTCAGAACGTAGAGATAGAATGCTGCCTGAATGTGGTAGTGATACTGTCCGAACGCGTTACTGAATCCACGCTCAGTAGCGTCGCGGCAACTCTTCACATCCAGAGGGTAGGGCGCATTGTCTGAAAGTCGGTCAAAGCGGCATTTCAATTCCAGACCGGTATCAGGGCAGGTCGCAAACATCGACACCTCAGAAGCACCTGGAGCTGCCAGATAGTCCATGAAGTCGTCATTCATTCGTGACGACTCAAGCATCCGGGTTACCGTTTCGACTTCGCTTCCGACCAGGATGCATTCAGGATTCATCGTTGCTGCAACCGATTTGTATTCTTTTGAAGAGCGCGAAATCACGTCAGGCATCAGCAGGTAGTCTCTCCTGAACAAGTCAGGCTCGAGCAGAGCGGCGTGAATGGCGCTTCCAAGGTGGGCAGACTTGCTGCCCTTGAATGGGTTGAAGTAAAGATTTGCCGGGCTGACGCTGACGGCTTTAACCGAAGTAGAACCAATGGCCGGATCGGCATGATAGTCCGCGTTGGACATGCCGTGATAAACGCCTGCTTTCATAACTTGCTTCCTGTCAGAACGGGCAGCCGGTGCGGTGTTCCCAGTCGTGTTCTGCCTGGGCATAGGCCACTGCCGAAACAAAGTCGTTATAGGCCTCTGTAGCGTTGTCGTGGCGCAGGCCTTCATATGGACTGGAATCAATCGGAACTGAGAAGTGAAAGAGGCCGGTCGGGTCTTTCGGCATCATGTCGATGATTTCCTGCGCCCGGTCGTCAATCCACTTTTCTTTCTCGTCGCTTAACTGCTGATCGACCCAGCGACGATCCTCAATGCGGTCGTATGCGCGATAAGCTGCCATGGGTTACTCCTGAAATCGGGTTGTGCGCCACCCGGCACCGATTGGCTGCCAGATGTGAAATGGGGTGGGGGATTACTGGATTTCGCGAACTACTTCGAAAGCGCCACAACGTGAATTTCCTGACGCGTCTTCGCTGGTAACTGGGGCGCGCACCAGATATGCGCCCATGTCTCCCCAGTCACGCTGCAGGCTTTTTTTCGATGGTTCTTTTTGGCCTAGCGCTTCGAAAACTGCAGCTCGTTCAAGGTCGTATTGAGCGCGTCCATCCATAACGAAATATTCAAACTTCTGCATACTCACCTCCACGCTGAGACGAATTCCCGCGATACCACGGCATGCCAGCGGCTCTCTTCATCTCTTCGTTGGCTTCCATCCACTTGACGCCGTTACGCTGTTCTCTGGCGTCACGGGCTTTCTGCTGGGCCTGACGGAGTAACTGGTGATTGATTGTCATGACTTCCCCTCCACCTGCTCAAGCAACCCGGCCATCGCCATCTGCTTGCGGTCCATCGTGAAGGAAACGCGAGGATTCTCGACTGATGCCAGACGCCACTCGTTATCGTTTAATTCGGTGACTGTGTACTGCTTGTCTTTGTGAGTGACTGTCATGAGGCCTCCGAGCTACCGATGGCGTTGTAGCCGATTGGGCATACTGAAACACCTACGCCGTCAGCAAGAAGGTCGCTTATAAGGTGTTCGCATGGATTCCCCGGCTCATACTCTTCAACCAGGTATGTATCGCCATCTTCGTTGAGATACACCGGAAGAATCGAACCTTCAAGAAAGTACGTATCGTTGACGTAAAGGATCTTTGCCTCTGCAACTTGTTTTCTCATAATCATCTCCGCCCTTAAGCCGGGCCGCTGAACGTTTTAAGACCTCGCGCCTGGGGCGCTTGCTGTATTTTTTCTGCGGTGGATAGCCGCTCTCATAACGTGGCTCACTCGTAAATGAGCCTGGGTATGAGGTAATAAAAAACCCGCCGTAGCGGGTCTATTCGTCATCATCGTCGTCATCAAGATTGATGGTTTTGACCCATCTCCCCCTTGTATTTCTCGCGCACCAGTCATCAGCTTCATGCCAGGTCTTAAATGTGAGCGTATCCCCAAACTGATCTGTCGCGATTTCCACATCTTCTTCGTCATCAACATCCAGAAGAACAATCAGTCTCGCCATCGCCTTACCCTCTGTAGTTACCCTGTAAAAAAGCCGCTGGTTAGGCGGCCTTGGTTACTTCCAAACTCTCTAATTTCGCGCCGGAAACCCCAGCCCAAAACAACCAGTGGTCTCGGGCGTCACCTTCATCCTCAGCCTCAATCACCCGGTCAAAAGGTTCGCCATTCCACTTTCCTGTGCAGCGAAACTGGACGCCATCTTCCATACCCACCTCTCTGTTTGTTTAACTTCAGCCCCTGGAGAGCTGGTTGAAATGCTGCCGACGTGCATCGCGTATCTTCTCCAGCTCGCAATTCTTAGCGGCCTGGTGATATCTGCTGATGTGGCATACCGGAGTGCGCGGGTCGAAGTCACGACCGCATACCGGGCACTTGATGCTGTTCTTCATGGGCCACCTCAGCGAGCGGTGACTTGCTTGGAATTGCGGTATCCAGCTGCGAAGATAGCGACTTCTGGCAAGCAGCTTGCGCCGCCGGTGTTGCTTTCACGAAGGCTACCCAGCGAAGTGGCTCGGTCTACTCGTGACATATCCTGTTTTCTTTCCTGTGACGCGTTCTGAGAAGCCTCAGCGCGTCGTTTAGCCATCAGCTCACCACGTTTCAGATAACGCCGTGTAACGCTGTTGCTTGCGATTAAAGTGGTCATACATCCTCCAGTGGTTGCTTTGGTGTGAGAGGCAGAGCCTGTTTCAATCTCTGCACTTAATCGGCTTCTCAGTCCGTGATGTGTCACGCCATCACTTAGCTCAGCCGAACTCTCACCCAAAGCAACTTCCTTTGGTCTCCCACAAGGGCGGGAGAAATTACCCCATCATGTTAAAGAGCTGAGACTTCGTTCCTTGTCTCGATGTTGCGTCCTGCTGATGGGATAAAGATACAGATAAAACTGTATTACCGTCAACAGACAAAACTGTATTTATTGTTGTAATAAACATATCCACCTGTAATTTCGGAAGATTTATTTTTGTATAGGCGAAAAAAAACCGGCATAAGCCGGTTCTTCAGGAGAGGGATTTGGGATCAGCGCTTGCGGCGGTAGATTCGGTGTTCAATCATCACACCGATGATCACTAAGGGCTGGAGTGAGCTGTTGATGACAGGGTAATCATCATTCAGCGGAACAAGCTCAAAGTGCTGGCAGCCCATCTCGTCAGTAAACGTGGGGCGGTACTTTTTAAATGTGGCTTGGTCACCACCGTTCTTCGCAACTACAAACTCGCCAGGAACTGGCTCTACCTCTGGGTCAACGATAATGACGTCACCGGCCTTAAAGTCCGGCTCCATGGAGTCACCCTCAATGCGGAGGGCGAAGCTGTGCTCTGACAAATCAAGGTCTGTCAGGATGTATTCAAGGCTACCATCGAAAGCCTCTATTGGGCTTTTTTCCGCAAGCGCTCCCGCCTGCACGTAACTTATCAAAGGAACTCTCCTGCTGTTCACTTCGGCCATCGGCATAAACGCGCCGCCATTCATTAGCCAATCGGCGTCGCTGCGCAGCGCCTTGGCTATGCCAATTATATTGCGCGGCTTAAGAGTTTTCCCGTCCTCAATGCTCTGCCAAGACTGCTGGCGAATGCCGGCTCTTTCAGCTGCTTCTGTCTGAGTTAGCCCCAGCTCTATTCTTTTTTGTTTTACGCGATCTGCAAGGCTCATAAATCCCTCTCTCTGTATCCCTTGATATTCACAGTTAAAACTGTAATTGACAAACAGAAATAACTGTCACAGAATACAGATAAAACTGTGGAGGTGATATGGAAACAATTTCTCAACGCCTCAAGCAAAAACGTGAAGAGATGAATCTGTCGCAGGACCAACTGGCAAGGCTGGCAGGCATGAGACAGCAATCTCTTCAGGCTATCGAGGCCGGAGCTACTAAGCGTCCACGTTATTTGGTTGAGCTGGCTCGTGCTCTTAAGTGCGACCCGGAATGGCTGCTTTTTGGTGATAACTGCCCAAGCCAGCACTGATAAAAATCTAAGTCGTACCGCTCTTTAACATTGCTGATCTTCTCTCCGCCTTTGTGGAGAAAAAATAAAGCATCCAACGATGCGCACTAACTAATTCATTTAAGGAGACTGCAAATGCAATCACTTACTTATCAAAATCATAACAGCATTTCTCCACCCACGATGATTTACCAGAATCGTCGTGAAGCCGAAAAAACCCAGCCTGATATCGCTGGTATCCGCGCCGCAGTTCGGGCATGGGCTGCTGCTTATCGAAACCGTGAATATGTCGCCGCGCTGATAGCCGAAGAGTGGCGTTCTACCAGCGGCACCACTCTGAACATCCCGACTGACTCCCACCGCCAGATGCAGAAGATATTCCGCTGGATTGATGGCGATACCGAATACGCCGACGAAAACGTGCGTCAGCTGGCACCGGCAATTCTGGCCGTTCTTCCACTGGAGTTTCGAGGAAAGCTGGTAAGGGTCGACTGCAAGCTCTCCCGCCTGGCGATAGCCGAGAAGGAAGTCGCTGAGGCTAAGCAGGCAATCATCCTGGACGCACCTGAGCATCAGAAGCTGAAAGAGGTAAGCGAGGGTATAGCGTCACTGTTCAGGCTGATGCCCGAGCAGGTAGGGCCGCTGATGACGATGGTCACGTCGATGCTGGGAGTTATGTGATGTGTACTACCAAAAAAGAGAAAGCCCTTGAAGCGGTAACTTCAAGAGCCTTCCAAACACTGTGTCACGTCAACAACACAATCATTCAGGAGTAATTATGAGTTCACTATCCCAGCTTTACAAGCAGAAAGACAAGAACGGCACCGAGACCACTGTGAAGAAAACATTTCTGGTGCCATTGTCGGAAATCTACGTCGAACCGGGTTTTAACGTTCGCGAAATTGACCAACTTCATGTTGAAGAGTTCCGTGATGCGTTTATCGCCGGTGAGTTTGTTCCTCCCCTGGCCGTTCAGGTCACTGAGCAGGGTATTAAGATCATCGACGGCCACCACCGCTACTACGGCGCACTGGCTGCCACGGCAGCTGGCACTGAGGTGGCTCGCATCGAGTGCAAAGACTTTATCGGGTCTGAAGCAGATCGCATCGCTTTCATGATCACCAGTAGCCAGGGTAAAGCGTTGTCGCCGCTTGAGCGTGCTGCGGCTTACCAGCGACTGGTCAATCAGGGTCGGACACCGGCTGAAATCGCGAAGATGGTGAAGCGCTCGGTAGGCGATGTCGATCACCATCTGCAACTCCTTTCCTGCGGCGATGAGCTGATCGACATGGTGAAGTCCGGAGAGGTTTCAGCTTCCACTGCGGTGGCCCTTTCCCGGGAGCATGGCGCTCAGGCACCAACCGTAGCGGCGCGTCAGATGGATAAGGCCAAGGCAGCAGGCAAAAGCAAACTCACACGCAGTGCTGCCATCCCGCAGCTATCCCCGGCACGCTCCCGTCGCCTGGCTGAGTTACTGGTTGATGCGGAAATAGAAAATAACCGTCTCACAGTGCCCTCTGCGGCGATTGAAGAGGTGCTGGCCATCATCGGCGAGCAGAAAACCTTAATGCGTGACAGCGGCTGGGAGGAAGCGTGAATACAGCAGAAATTCTCAAATTCCCGGGCACCGCCCCGGGGCAACTCAGGAGCAACAGGATGGAAAACCAGAAATCTGGCTACATCCCGTTGTACCGGAGCGTGCTGAAGCAAGCATGGGCTAAAGACGTCTACCTCAGAACCCTATGGGAAAACCTGCTTCTTAACGCCGCAAGAAAGCCATTCATGGCCCGTTTCAAAGGTCATGACTGGCATCTTCAACCCGGGCAACTGGTAGTCACAGCAGCTGATTTAGGCCTTCAGTTATGCGATCGGAAGGGTAACCCGACAAGCCGGGATGCCGTGGAGCGCATGCTGGCGGTTTTCGTCAGGGAGGGGATGATCACCATCGACGGTGAGAAGCAAAAAGGCAGAGTGATCACCATCACAAATTACTCTGAATATGCTCAAAAAAACGCCGATTTACCCGCACATGATGTCGCACATGAAGCCGCACATACATCCGCACATGGTGAGGCCAGTAATGGCGCGGCCTTGAAGGTGGTAGCCGCACATGATGTCGCACATGAAGCCGCACATACATCCGCACAACATGAACAAGAAGGTAATAACAATAATAAAAACATTAAAACCCTTACGTCCGAGAATTCTGACGAATCCTCTGACAACCCCGCCAGGAAATTACCTGTTCTGAAACCTGATGCTGCGATCCAGAGCGGCGGTAAGTGGGGAACCTCTGAAGACCTCCGCTGCGCAGAATGGCTTTTCAGTGAGGTGCTGCGCATCGCCCCATCTGCCAGGCAACCTAATTGGGCGGCATGGGCCAACGATGTTCGCCTGATGCGCGAGAGGGAAAAGCGGACGCACAAAGAAATCGCTCAACTCTTCAAGTGGGCCTGCAACGACAGTTTCTGGCAGGGCAATGTTCTGTGCCCGTCAACGCTGCGTGAGAAGTGGACCCAGCTTGATATCAAGCGCAACAAGCAGGCGGCAGCGCCAGCCACTGGTAAGCCAAAAATCGACATGAACAACACTGACTGGATACACGGGGTGGAGCTATGAAAAGCCTTGCCGAGCAGATGCACAATTTCGATCGTGAGCAGATGCGCCGCGTAGCGCACAACCTGCCAGAACAGTACGAAGACAAAGCGCCGGTTGAGCGGGTCGCTCAGGTCATCAATGGCGTGTTTACCCAGCTCACGGCCACATTCCCGGCGGCTGTAGCAAATCGCAGCCAGGAGGACATGAATGAACTGCGCCGCCAGTGGGTGCTGGCATTCCGGGAGAACGGCATCAGCACAATGGAGCAGGTCGCCGCCGGTATGCGCGTAGCCCGCCGACAGGAGAAACCTTTCCTCCCATCACCAGGACAGTTCATCGCCTGGTGCAAATCGGAGATGGCAAGCGTTGCCGGACTCCCGGCTGCTGACGAGCTGGTAAGCCAGGTTTATCAGTACTGCCGCGATCGAGGTCTGTACCCTGACGCCGAGTCCTACCCGTGGGAGTCGAATGCTCAGTACTGGATGATCACCGGGCTGTACCAGAACATGCGAGCAAACGACCTGAGCGACGCTGAGCTGCGTCGGAAGGCCGCAGGTGAGCTGGCGCTCATGGCAACCCGCATAAACGCCGGAGAAGTGATTCCAGCGCCAACTAAGACACTCCCGATCCTGGGCGGTAAGCCACTGGGCAGATCGCAAAGCCTGGCCAGGCTGGCAGAGATTCGCGAAAAGCATGGGTTGAGAGGACCGAAATCATGAGCATGACAATCCGTGAGCAGTTACTGGTATCCGCGGCACCGGTCAGAACAAGAGTTCTGTGGCCTCTACACTGTGCCGCCTTACTGCCTGCAAGACGTTCCGACGGGACGGTAGCGACAAGTTCTATCGGTACTACATCGGGGATACGGTCGCAGTCGAAAAGAAAGCCAGAGACACCATGTCCGCGCGCGGACCACGCGATATCAACCCCTTAGACAAACTATTTAATCAGTGCCTGGCATCAGTGCGGGGCGGGAGAGCATCAGCATGAGCATTAAACGTTACGAAGTGAATGGATCATCATCTGTGTTTGAAGATGAGAGCGGAAGCCTTGTCGATTATCAGGACTACGCCGCACTAGAAGCCAAGTGCGCGGCGCTGGCTGCCGAATGTCACGGCTTTAAGCGATTTTTCATGTTTGCTATCAACGCCGCATTCGATGGCTGTGACATCACTGGCGATCAGATTCAGGAAGTGGCTAAAGAAATTGGCTTGGTAAGGGTCGAGCCTTACAGCGAAGCAAAACATGCCGAAATGTCCGGCGATCCAAGCGTCATGGAGGAGGGTGATGATTTTTACATCATGAACAAAACCCCGGCCACCGACTCCTTCCGGGCTGAAGTGCGTGCTCAGGGCGTGGATGCTGCTATCGAGCACCTGAGCAAAAAGTTCGAGGGCGCTGGTCACATCGGCGTGCCGGTAATGGCGCTTGAATGGCTGGCGCAGGAACTTCGCAAAGGAGCATCAGCATGAGCTGGCTTGAAACTTTAAATTCTGGACTGGCCCTGATGGGCTACCTGTTCATCATCCACAAATCATTCCAGTGGGTTGTCTCAGTCGCGTTCAAATCGTGGGATAAGCGACGGAAAGATACTCGCCAGCAAAAGGCGGTTAACGAGCTGTACGACGCATTTGAGCTTGCTGACATTCAGCCAGGAACAACGGTGCGCATAGCAACCAAAGGCAACCTGACAATCATGATGTATCGCACGGAAGGAGCAGCCCAATGACCAACAAACAGGCGCAAGAGCTACTGATCCAAAATGGTCAACTGGTAGCGGATACGCTCCGCCATTTAGCTGATAACGAAATCGACTCGGATTATTTCGCCATCACGTCAACCAGTGAGAACGGCACTGAGACTGAGTGCGAGCTGGTTATCACTGAATACGCCCGTCAGGCGGCTGGGACTGTTGATGAGCTGGTTAAAGCGCTGGAAGCCAAAGACAAGCGGATCGCTGAACTGGAGGGGGTTAATTTCAAATTGAGCGATTCGAAATTGCGCTTACTGGCTAAGGATATCGTCGAGAACCTGGTGGATACGGGATCATCTGAGCCAGAGTATACGCAGCAATACCTTGACTGGACCTGCAAACGAATCCGCGCCGCTGGCCGCATCAACGGGGAGGGGTGATATGCAATGTGCAACTTGTGGCGGCCAGGTCATCTGGATGGGTCCATGGGCGAACCTGACCCACACCGAATGTCAGGACTGTGGTGCAGTGAATAACCAGGTGGCGGATGAGCAAGATGATGAGAGCGAGGGCTAATCCATGACTGAATACACCAAAGAGCAACTGATCGAAGAGGCGAAGCAGGCCGTAGAGGGCTGCCGCAGGCCACTCCGTGTGTCGCCGGGCGTTGAAGCTCACAAGATAAGCCTGCGCCTGGCTGAAATCGCACTGGCAGCGCTGACCGCTCCGACTGAACCGGTCTATCAATACCGCATCAGGAATGGATACAACGGTCAGGTAACGGAGTGGCAAACCATCCGCCGTGATCAGGTGGATTTTGTTTTGAAAGCCCAGACGCACAATGCTGAGTTTCAAATTATCGCGCCGCCAGCGCCGGTAGTGCCTGATGGTTATGTACTGGTGCCGGTTGAGCCGACAGAGAGCATGATCATTGCTGGCTTCGAGGCAGAACTACGCGAAGAATTTCGCGACCCGGATGCATGGGAGGCATATGAGGCTATGAGCGGCTGCGAGCAGGCTGCTCTACGTGCCAAATGGTGCTGGGCAGAGATGGTGAAAGCAGCACCGCAGCAGGAGGCGAAGTCGTGATTACAGCCATAGCATATCACTTCAGTGACGGAATTTATGGCTGGATGCTGATGCTCACCGCAATACAGGATTTGGCTATTGCTGCGTTTATATCAAGCGCATGCCGGAGGTGAAGCCGTGAAATGGATTGAGAATTACGCATGGTTCGGCAGGAAGGCGTCGTCGGCAATCATCATGTTTTATCTTGGGCTGATTGCGGCATGGCAGGCGCCTGATTACGCGGCGTGGCTGATTATCCCAGTCGCAATTTTGTTTGGATGGGCCAGGGATAGCGAAGCGGCCAATCAATACTGGGCGACCAGGCGGGAGGTGAAGTGATGGACGATATCAGCGATAACGTTGTTCAGTTAGTTCAACCTAAACCAGAGGAGGAAAACCCTCTCAGTGTAGCCGTCTCGAACGAGAAAACTCACCTTCAGAAGCGCTGCACTCATCCACGAACAGAAATATGCGAAACAGACAGGACCTTTCAGTGCTTAAGCTGCGGTACGTATATCGATCCTTTCGAGTACGTTCTCAGTTGCGCTAAAGACGCCAGGCATACAGTGAAGGAGATCGCTCAGCTTCGTGCTCGTCGCACCGAATTGCGTGAGTCGGTAGCTAATCTGGAAAGAGAAGAGAAGAATGCTAAAGCCAGGTTGCGCTCTGCCAGAACATCCATTCTTTTTGCTGAGAACGACCTAAAGAATACTGAGCAGGGAGTGAAGTAGTAACAATCAGCCCTCTTCGGAGGGCTTTTTCTCGGGTTGATTTTGCATCATCAACCAGCCATAATTACTTCACCAGAACCTGAACAACTCTGGTGACCTCGCGCCTGGGAGGGGACTTCTAGGCCATGACAAAGAGTACGAAACATCATCAGTCGCAGGCGCAAAAACGTGTCTGGGGCTTTCTGCATTCTTCGGTTTCCCATGGGGAGGCCGTATGAAACTACCCGTCTTCTATCTTCGCGACGAACGTGTTCGCAATAACCTCATCGACTACATCAGGAAACTGCCTGTAAGAGACGCTACGCCGCTCGTGGTGAAGTTTACTGAGGCGGACCGCACTCTCGCACAAAATGACCTATTCCATGCTCTATGCGGCGATACAGCGAAGCAATTGCAATGGGCTGGCAAGTCGCGTGACCTCGCATCATGGAAGGTTCTGTATGTGTCTGGACACGCTATGGCTACCGGGAAGCCGGGTGAAGTGGTTCCCGGTCTTGAAGGGGAGTTCTGCGCCATCCGTGAAAGTACTGCGAAGATGGGCATCCGCCGCATGACCAGCCTGATTGAATACAGCCAGGCGTTTGCTGTGCAGAACGGCGTGCAGCTCCGCGATGTCCGCTATTCAGGCGACTACTTCGGGAGGGTTGCATGATGCGTAAGCCAGCCCGCCGCAAGTGCAAAGTATGTGGAGAGAAGTTTACCCCGCAATACGACAACATCCGTTGGTGCTGCCCGGCTCACGGAGCTATCTATGCGCTTGAGCTTCGCGCCAAACAGAAGGTGAAAGAGACAGCCAAGCGAATCAAGGATGAGCGCCGGAAGGAGCAGGAATCTCGCCGGAGCCATGCGGAGCGACGCCGGGCAGTGAAGCCACTCAGCCATTGGATGCAGATGACTCAACGCGCTGTCAACGACTGGCGGCGAACCATGCTGTTGGCTGCCAGGCATGGCTGCATCTCATGCGGAACCAAGACCGCCTTTGCATGGCATGCTGGGCATTACCGCACGACGGCGGCTGCCCCGCAACTGCGCTTCAACCCTGAAAATATTTGGCTCCAGTGTTCAGCCTGCAACGTTCACAAGTCCGGCAACATTGAGTCCTATCGTGCCGCGCTGGTCGAGCTGATCGGCGAAGAGAAAGTGCAAGCTCTCGAATCCAACAACGAAATCCACCGTTACACCCGCGAAGAACTGGACGGCATCCGTGCTGACGCCAGAGCTAAGTTACGCGCCATCAAACAGCAGGAGGCAGCGTGACACCAGAACAGATAGCCAGATACCAGGCCGAAAGCGTTAAGCGCGCCAACCTGCCTCCAGTAGCAAAGCACAGCCAGACCGAAACCAAACAGCCGATTAAGGAAGCCGCATGAGAAAGCTCACACCAATTTACTCCATGGTCAACTTTGTCGATGACGCTCACTTCCGCCGTGTCTGGAAGCATCCCAAGAAGATCATAACCACTAAGCAACGGGCATGGGTGCAGTACATGTTGACTGTATGGGGGCGCATTAACCGGGGTGATGATTCTCCTGCCGGTGCCATTAACGTAATTGGCCGCCTGATGATCCGCAGCCAGTGGAGTCCTGATATGGGTGGACACATCGAGAGAATGGTCAATTGGCTTTATAGCGATGAGGGCGGGGCGCTAAGAGGAGAGGTGCTTTATAAAAAAGCTCGCGAACTGGTCATCCCTCAATCATCAGCCAGCAACATCATCGCTCTCGCCAAAGAATCTGATGATGCCGCGTTCGTTGAAAAGGTGATAGTGAAGCTGTTCCACCGGGAAAGCCCAGTCCGCGATTATGCAATTAAACGTTATTGTGAGCGCAACTGCACTCAACATATCGCGCAGGCAATGAGCCGAGTAACCGGTGTGGATGTGCAGCAGTGCCGTCGCCGAGTTGTATGGTGTGAAAAAGTGTTTGAAGCAGAACTTTTTTATGCCCTACAGCGTGAAATGGAGAAAGAAAATCAACTTCAGGCCGCTTAACCAGAAAATATTTATCTGAAAGTGTTGATTTGGCGAAATGAAAGTGCATAATTCAGTATATGCTCGGTCGTCAAAGGCGAAAGAGCGGGGTGGTGAGATAACAGAGGCGGCTCTCACCATCGATTCCGCCAAGTTGGTCCAGCTTCGTGTTTGCGAAACGACTCCAACCACCGCAGGCTGAGAGGTCTGCACGAGTCTAGGCAGTACTGGTTGCGAAAGCTGCCACTGAAGCCCCGCAGAGATGTGGGGCTTTTTATTTGCTCAACGGAAAGCCATCTTTCATGCCCTGCTGAGGCGTGACACTCAGTAATTCGGGAGAGGTGGCTTCCCGTTGTGGTGAATGCGCAGGCTGATGCGCAGTGATTGCACTCCCGTTGCCATGTTCTGCCACTGACGGGCGTAGGCAGGAAAGCCGGAGATCAGCACCGGCCACCACACACCAAACCCCCTACCTGGGACTATAAGCGCATAGCGCAACGCAGTACCCATCGGTTGGCAGCCCAGAAGCTGCCTTTTTTATTTGCGCCCATCCATAAAGCCAACCACTTACCTTTTACCGCAGTGGGTGAGGCGCCCCTACACACAGCACCCGCATATAACGCGAGGTGAGAGACATGTCCAATATGAGCAAATTAGCTTCTGGCGCTGCCTATGGCGCATCAGCCGGGACGGTAGCTAATGGCGTACTGACCCGGCTAAGCCCTGATGAATGGAGTGCCATTGGCGTAATTGCCGGTATTGTCGTGGCGCTTCTCACTTTTGGGATCAACTGGTACTACAAACGCAAAACCACACTGGCGCAGATAGAGGCTTTCCAGCGCTGGCCTAATCCATCAGCTTTTAAGGAGGAGTGATGCCTTTTTCAACTCCTTTGCGAAGAAAGCTGATCGGGGCGGCTGGAGCGGGTGCGCTTGCGATAGCAACCGTCTTTCTTGGTGGCAGGGATGGCGTGGAAGGCCGTAAGTATGAGGCCTATAAAGATGTCGCCGGTGTATGGACGGTATGTGATGGACATACAGGCAGAGACATTGTGATCGGGAAGAAATACACCGATCGGGAATGTGACGCTCTGCTCTGGAAAGACCTTCAGCCAGCCAAGAAACAAGTAGACAGGCTGGTTAAAGTGCCTCTGAACGAATACCAGCGCGCAGCACTATACAGCTTCGTCTTTAACGTAGGTACTGATGCCTTTTCCAAATCAACTCTGCTCCGCAAGCTGAACAAAGGCGATCAGGCTGGCGCATGTGAAGAAATGCGACGGTGGGTTTATGCAGGAGGCATGAAGTGGAAAGGCCTCCAGAACCGCCGGGAAATGGAACGAAGCATGTGCCTGGCGGAGAGCGGCAATGACCTTTGACTGGAAACCTTTGCTTTTGCTCGTAGCGCTGATGCTATTGGGCGGCCTTGCGTACTGGTTCTACGGCATAGCTGAAGAGCAACGCCAGCGCGCCGACACCGCCGAGCGGAATCTGAAGCTGGCGAACGACACGATAACCGACATGCAAACACGTCAGCGTGATGTCGCTGCACTTGATGCCAAATACACCGGAGAACTGCAGGATGCAAAAGCCACTATCGATCAGCTTGAGCGCGATGTTGCTACTGGCAAGCGTCGGCTGCAGCTCAACGCCAAATGTTCCGCGGACGGAACGACCGGCACCACCGGCCTGGATGATGGCCCAGGCCCCCGACTTACTGACTCCGCTGAACGGGATTATTTCACCCTCAGAGAGCGAATTGCCACAATCACCAAGCAACTGACCGGCCTGCAGGAATACGTGCGGACGCAGTGCCTGAAATAGAACCTCATCCATGAGGCTCTGACACAGTCTCTCCACTGGACTTTAAGCATAGAGAATTCTCAGCCTCGCAATAGCGGGGTTTTTTTATGTGCATCGCAGCGCATTACCAACCGAGAGCCTATAGGAAGCGAGCCTGAGATAAATCGTTATCTCTCGGGGCGGCTTATCTATGCGAACAGGCTCGCAACTTATAGGTGATATATGAAGAAGTTGATGACTACTGTTTTTGTATTCGTGCTGGTATGGGGGCTGTTTGGCCTGCTGGTTTACGCAACATTACAGGGCGACCATTCACTGATGAGCATCGTTGTGGCGGCATACTGGGCGATCATCGCTCTTGCCTGCTTCATCTCGCCTCTGTTCCTTGTGGCTGTGTTCATGGCCGGGAAAGAGAATGACCCCATGGAGCGGGCCAAGATGCTAATCCCTCTGAAGGACTATTACAAACGCAAGGGCGCGATCAGGAAGCTCATTGGACTTGTGACTATGGCGGCCATCTTCGTCATGCTGTCTTACTCCGGATGGGTATTCACGTCACTGTTCTACATTCTCGCTTGCGGCTTTGTAACCCTGCTCAATTCGGTCGGCAGAGACAAATTCGAAGAACTGACAGGCCGCATCGTTAAGCTTTAAGTCATTACAGAAGCTCTTCTAAGAGGGGCTTCGATAATGTCTATCCCCTTGAGCGGATAAATCACAATTACCCCCTGCAAGGGATAAGCGGAGTAAGCCATGGCTAACGATGACGAGCGCAGGCCATACCCGCCAGTTAACTTCATCGACTCCGATAACTGGCAGCCATACACCAGGCTGATCCCCGCCAATGAAGTTCATGAGTGGATAAATCGCCAAATCCTCAGCGATACCGGAAGCATCCATAACCCTGACCACGAACACCTGCTTGAGGCTGATCTCTGCTTCATGTGGGCGTCCTATTCGTTCGCAAAGAAAGGGAGGTTTGTCCTCGGCCAAGCTGAGCAGGTAATGCTCCGCGCCGGTGGTTGGCAGAAAGCCAGAATGGAACAGCAGATGCATGAATGGTTCGGGCGCATCCCGAAGTTCATCATCACGCTGGCAGCCGATTACTGCTCACAATGCAGTGACCTCGAATTCTGCGCGCTGGTAGAGCATGAGCTTTACCATATTGCCCAGGCCACCGATGATTTCGGTGCGCCAAAGTTCAACAAAGAGACCGGGCAGCCAGTGCTTACACTGCGCGGCCACGACGTCGAAGAATTCACTGGTGTCGTACGTAGATACGGTGCCAGCAAAGAAGTACAGGGGCTCGTTGATGCGGCCAATGCGCCAGCAGAAGTGGCTCACATCGATATAGCCAGATCATGCGGGACTTGCATGTTGAAGCTGGCATAACTTTTATCTGCTTTGTCATGGAGGTGACCTGTGGCAGCTCTATCGACAGAGGTTAAAGCCTTCATTGTTCAGTCTCTCGCATGCTATGAAACGCCTGCAAAGGTGATCGAGCTTGTAAAAGAGAATTTCAAGGTGGTTGTGACTCGACAGCAGGTTTCAGCGTATGACCCGGCTAACGCGATGGCCAAGAGCCTGAGTCAAAAGTGGGTCGACCTCTTTAAGACTACCCGTAGTCGTTTCCAGACTGAAATAACAGACATCCCTATCGCCAACAAGGCGTACAGGCTGCGCGTTCTCGACCGCATGGCGACGCGCGCAGAGGGAATGAAAAATCTCGCGTTAACCGCGGAGATTATTGAGCAGGCCGCCAAAGAGTGCGGCGACGCTTACACCAACAAGCACAAGTTCGAGCATTCCGGCCCCAATGGTGGCGCTATCCAGACGATCACCATGAGCAAGGATGAATATAAGTCAGCACGGCAGGAGATGATGGAGGATGACGACTGCTGAGCAAAAGACATTCGCCCGCCGGGTTGAGTGTGAAGAGGACGGCCTGTACTACGCGCGTTACTTCTTCAAACAGCGCACCGGCGGCAAGATGATTGTCGCGCCCCATCATAGGGTGATTCAGCAGACGCTGGACCGCGTAATTGATGGTGAGATTACCCGGCTAATCATTAACGTTCCGCCTGGCTACACGAAGACTGAACTGGCGACCATCAACATGATGGGCCGCGGGCTGGCGCTTAACTGCCGGGCCAGATTCATGCACCTCTCCTACTCGCACAATCTGGCGCTGCTGAACTCCTCAACCGCGCGCGGCATGATTAAGTCGCAGGCCTATCAATCTATGTGGCCGATGGCGCTGCGCGATGATGCCGACAGCAAGGCTATGTGGTGGACCGAACACGGCGGCGGGGTTTATGCGTCATCAGCTGCAGGGCAGGTTACCGGCTTCCGTGCCGGGCACATGGAGCCAGGCTGGCAGGGTGCGCTGATTATCGATGACCCGGTTAAGCCGGATGATGCTTACTCTGAGATCGTCCGCGACGGCGTCAACAACCGCTTCAACGAGACAATCAAATCACGACTGGCGATCGAGACGACGCCGATGATTGTCATCATGCAGCGGATCCACTACCACGACCTGAGCGGCTATCTGTTGCGGGGCGGTAGTGGTGAGAAGTGGCACCACCTGAATCTCCCTGTGCTCATCAATAACAGCCTGTCATACGCTGAGCAGTACCCGGAGAACACCCACGCCATTCCGATTGACCATGGTCTGCCTAATGGTTGGCTGTGGCCGTTTAAGCACAACGAATCGCACCGCGTATCGCTGTTCTCTCACCGGCGTACCGCTGAAGCACAGTACATGCAGAACCCAAAACGCTTCAATGCGGAGGGGGCGTTGTGGAACGAGGAGATGATCAGCGCCGCCAGAGCGCTCAACATCACTGAAGAGCTATCGCGAACGGTAATTGCGATTGACCCACAGGCTACGAACAGTGAAGAAAGTGATGAGACGGGCATCGTGGCCGCAAGTGTTCATGGCGTCGGAGATCGCAGGCAATACTCTGCTGATGGCGATTACAGTGGGAAGTATTCACCCAACGGCTGGGCGACGAAGGCGATAGAGGCTTACGAAATTCATGAGGCCGATGCGATCGTCATTGAGACCAACCAGGGCGGTGATATGGCTGAGGACACTCTCAGAAACGCCGGGTTTAAGGGCCGGATTATCCGCGTCCACGCCAGTAAGGGTAAATTTGCCCGAGCAGAGCCAATTTCAGCACTCTATTCGCAGGGGCGGGTTGCCCATCGTGGCAATCTCTACAACCTCGAAAATCAGCAAATGGAATACATCCCAACCACTGCCAAAAAATCACCCGATCGACTTGATGCTCTCGTGTGGGCAATGACTGAGTTAAGCGGTCAGGGCGTCGGCGCAGTTTTCTTCTAAGGAGCATCGCCAGTGAGCGAACAAGATAACGGCCTTCAACTGGCTGTGAACAACCTCGCCACTGAAATGAGGCGAGCGAATTACCTAAATGCCATCGGCATCGGTGGCGGCAACACGAAGCGTCCAACGCTCTATCAGGAGTTTGGCTACCCGCGCACGATAACGTTCAGCGATTTCTACAACATGTACCGCCGCAACGCCGCCGGTTTCGCTGTTGTGCACCGCCTACTAGATGGGTGCTGGCAGGATTACCCGGTCATCATCGATGGTGATGAGACGGAAGAGGCGAAGAAGACCAACCAGTGGGAAAAGAAAGTCACCCGCTTCATGAAAAAGCTGTGGTCGAAGGTTAAAGACGCCGATCGCCGCAATATGGTTGGACGTTACTCCGCGCTGTTGTTGCAGGTGAAAGACAATAAGCCCTGGAGCGAGCCAGTCGACATCAAGCTGGTGAAATCACTCGGTGAGTCTGCACTGGTGAAGCTGATTCCGGTATGGGAGCCGCAACTTACCGTGGCCGAGTGGGACAACGATCGCCTGTCAGCAACCTTTGGCCAGCCTTTAATGTTCAACTTCAACGAGCAGCCGGTAGGGGATCAGGACTTTGTCGGGCCAATGCGCGGCGAACCGGTGCACCCAAGCAGAGTGATCCTGTTCTGTGAAGGTTCAGAGGATGAAAATGTCCTGTCTGGCATCCCGCTGCTTGAGGCTGGCTATAACAAAGGGCTGGATCTCGAGAAAGTATCCGGTGGCGGTGCCGAAGGCTTTCTGAAGAACGCCAGCCGCCAGATCGCGGTTGAGTTCAGCAAAGATACGGACATGGCCACACTTGCCAGCCAGGCGAAAGATGCAGGTTATAGCAATCTTGGCGAAGCCATGGGCGACAAGGTCAACAAGCTGAACCGAGGGACCGACGCAGCAGCAGTTATGCAGGCTGGGCAAATGCGCGTGCTCAGTGTGACACCTGGCGACCCCGGGCCGACGTGGGAGGTCACCGCCAACGAACTGGCCGCATCCGTGCAGATTCCGTTCACTATCCTGTTTGGTCAGCAGACCGGACGCCTGGCGAGTGACGAGGACAAAACCGACTGGGCCATTCGCCGCAACACGCGCCGCAACACCTTCCTGACTGACCGCATTACCGCGCTACTCGAGCGCTTCTGGACGCTGGGCATAATTGACCCGCCCACCAAAGGCGAAGTTACTATCCAGTGGAGCGACCTGCTGGCGCCAGGCGAGAAAGAGAAAATTGAGAATATGTCCAAGCTGGCCGATGTGGTACAGAAAACGACGGGCATGTACGGCGGTGAAGCGCCGGTAACCATCAACGAACTGCGGCAGGTGATCGGACTTGAGCCGCTGCCCGCAACCAAAGAACCGCCGAACCCGGGCGATAAGGTAACAACCGATGATCCATTGGCCGCTGACGATAGACCAGAAGGTCAAGGTGGGCCTGCCGATAGTACCGCGCAGCAAGGTTGACCCGACGCGATCGGCAAAGCAGGTAACCGCGATGTACCGAGATATCGAGGAGCGGTATCTCGGTATCAAGCGCGCGTTAAAGGCTCTGCTCGACCAGCGGCTGACCGGGCGTGAGCGCGAGGTTAACAGCCACACCTGGCATTTCCTGTGTCATGTTAACGGCGATGACCAGCGGCTCTACCAGGTCAACGCTGGCCGGTTCATTTACGACATGTCGCCGCAGGAGCTAGCTGACCTGCTCGAGGCGGTGCAAGCCATCCTGGATGGTTATCTTCTGGAAGGTGGCGAGCAGAATCAATGGGCAATGGATTACGTCGTCGCAGAAGCGCAGCGCGGCACTCTGGAGGCCTTTAACAATCTCTCGCAGCAGTCGCAGGTCTACGCCAGCCAGACAACGCTACAGCAGCTTTTAAGCAGCCCCGGTCACCTTAATCAGGTGGCATCCGCCAGGCTGACAACCTTTAGCGACTGGAAGGCCATCAGCGATGCCGCCCGGGCAGACCTGACAGGAATCATCACCGATGCAGTGGCGCGGGGAGTAAACCCCAGGGAAACAGCCAGCGTCATCAGTAAACGCCTCGACGTGAGCATGTCCAGAGCCAAGGCCATTGCTCAGACCGAACAGGTCGGCGCGTTGCGCCAGGCACAGTGGAACGAAACGGACTGGGCCGCTGACCGATTGGGGCTGAATACCGGCCTGATGTGGCTGTCGGCACTCAAGCCTACAACGCGCAGCTGGCACGCCAGCCGTCACGGAAAGGTCTACACCACCGAAGAGGTGCGGGACTTCTACGCCGAGAATGGCAACCGGTACAACTGCTATTGCAGCCAAATTCCAGTGCTGCTTAACGACGACGGCAGCATTTTCAACGAAGGGCTGGCGGATAAGCTGGCTAAAGAGAGAAAAGGGTGGCAATCTTCTTGAGTCATTATTGGAGGGATATCATGGACAAAGAAGAAAAACTGCAAGAAGTTATTGCCCACCCACAGAACCTAAAAGATAGTGCTTTGGTGCATCTCGTACTTTGCGCCAATCTTGATGCCGCTGTAGATGTCACTGTTATCGTCAGCGGGCAGGTTGTCGCGGGTAAGTTGGTATCAGGAAAAGAATATGCTGAAACAGTGGCAGGCAATCTCAGATCCGCAAATGCCAGCCCTGAATTGAAGGATGCGATAGCTTCATTCTTCGATACATTGGCGCATGAGTATAGAAGCGAAGATGGCCATATTATTCCGTTGAATTTCCTACATATTAAAAACCCATCCTATATGAAAGGTGACGGGGCATGGACAACCGTTAATGGAACGATTATTCGAATACCAATTGAAAAAGTTGGCGGTTTCTCCCTCGGGAAAGATAGCAATCTTTAAATGCCATAAAAGGTCGCCGCGGCGGCCTTTTTTATTGCGGCTTAACTCAATCGGTAGAGTAACGCATCAACGCGACCATTCTATTGTTGGTCGTGCTCGGTACGGCATGATGTTGACGCCTGACGAGAGTGCCGGTTCGAGTCCGGCAGCCACAGCCCATTACCAACCCAGCCATAGCGCTGGGTTTTTTAATGCCTAAACCCCACCAATGAGGACCCAGCATGAAACGCAACCGCGTTAACGTGCTGACCGTCGTCAACTCCGCTTCAAACATCACCACTGAAACCGTCAACGGCAAGCCACATATCGTGGTTCGCGGCATCACGCCTGTCGTGGACGATATCGTGATGAACCGGAAGTTGTACCCGGCAGCCGAAATAGAAAAGGCCTACAACACGCTCGAGCGTAACCCGATGCCGCTGGGCCACCCGAAGGTGGATGGCAAGCATGTCTCGGCGCGAGATGTCCAGGCGGTGAACGAGTACCACGTCGGGGCCTGGCTGCAGAACGTCAGCCACAAAGACGGGAAGGTGACGGGCGACATGTACGTTAACCGCCAGTACGCCGAATCCAGCGAGAAGGGCAAGCGCCTGATTAACCGCCTGGACGAGATGCTGGCCGGCACCAACTCCGACCCGATCCACATCTCTACCGGCCTGCTGTATTCCGGCATTGCCGCCAACGGCGAATCGAAGGGCAAAAAGTACAACGAGATCGCCACAAACATGATGTTCGACCATGTAGCGGTGCTGCTCGACGAGCCGGGCGCCGGAACGCCAGCAGAAGGCGTTGGCATCTTCGTGAACTCTGATGGCGATGAGCAACAGATCGAGGTGGCGAACCTGGCCGATGCCGCCGACTGCACCCGCGAAGGGATGCTCAACAAGACCAAATTCTTCTTCACCAACGCCTCCAACTTCTCTTTTGACGATATCCAGCGCGCCATCAGCGACAGGCTGCGTGAGGGTTCGTCAGAAGATAAGTGGCTCTGGCCTGAAACTGTGTGGCCGGACACCTTCATCTATCGGGATGACACCAAGTACCTAAAGCAGAAGTACCTCATCGATGAGGGCGGCAAGGCCGTGTTCGTCGGCGAACCTGTAGAAGTCGTGCGCAAACCAACTGAGTACGAGATTAAAACCAACGGAGAGAACGATCCGATGAAAGAACTGATTATCAATGCGCTGCAAGCCGCTGGTAAGCCGACCGAAGGCAAGTCCGACGCTGAGCTGATGGACGCATACAACCAGCTGGCAGCAGAGAAGGCCACTACCAAAACCGAAACGCCTGAAGAGAAGGCCGCTCGCGAAAAGGCAGAGAAAGAAGAACGTGAGCGGGCCAGCAACCAGGCGGAAGCCCCAGCATGGTTTAAGCCGTTCGCGGACGATCTCGCCGCGGTTAAATCCGGCCTGACCGTTAACGCCGATAAGGAAAAATCAGAGCAACGCGCTGCGGTGAAAGCCAAGTTCGGCATGACCGATATGGCAGTCAACGCCCTCGACGGCGAACCGCTGAAAGAGCTGTTCGCTCAGTGCCAGACCTCAACCGGCCTGAATGGTGCATTCCGCCAGGCTACCAATAACCAGTCAGTCAGCGAAATGCCGGAGTAAAAAATGGCTAAAGACGGAAAACACGTAATCCACGCCGGTGGCGTATTCCCTAACCCGACCCTCAACCGTGAAGGCCGCGCCACTGCGGTTAAGCCGGGCACCGCCGGTTTCTTTGATGCCGGGGTGTTTAAGGCGTCGGTGGATGGTAGCGAGAAGGCAATTATCTATATCGCCGACTACGACTATCTGCGCTGCAAAACAGTGGACGACACCTACGCTGTAGACGATCTGCTGGTCGGCATTCACCCGCTACCGGGCATGTTCCTGAACGTGCGCGCCGCCGCGGGTACCTACAAAAAAGGCGATGCACTCTCAATCGTCAACGGCCAGGTTAAGAAGCAGGCCGGGACAGAGGCTGATCGCGCCTATTGCGACGAAGAGCGCTCAATTACCGCCGCAGCTGGCGACCTCATTCGCGTAGTGATTAAGTAAGGAGTCACTGAATGCTTGTTTATTCTAAATCGCTGGGCGAAAAGACCGGCAACCTGGCCGTTAACCAGTACCAGTTCGGTATGCTGACGCAGGAGCGTAATGCAGCCCTGAACCATCAGGGCATCAACGTCATGCAGGAGATGGCTGATCGTATCAACGCCGTCAGTCAACTAAATGGCATCAACGCCGTACGCTCACCGGCTGACCTGTATAAGGCTTTCGACCAGACTGTTATTCGTCAGTTCGAACCAAACACTGAGTTCACACTGTTCAACGACCTGATGCCGCTGTCACGTTCAGTGCGTATCAACCAGACCGTGTACGAGTACGCGAAATCCGGCGGACGCATGTGGGCGCACACGTCCATGTCCGGTCAGATCGGCGCTGCGCTGGATGCGGTTCAGTACCAGTACGACGGCACTATGGTCCCGGTGCACGATACCGGTTTCAAATTCCACTGGCGTGAGCCTCGCCTGAACAACCCGGACGCGTTCGATATCATCTCCGACGCTCAGTTCGAGTCCACCAACGAAGTGCGCCGTCAGTACGTGGATTACATCTACAACGGCTACCGCGACGCGGAAGGAAATTACATCAAGTTTGATGATAAGACCTGGAAGGGCCTCAAGAACGACGAGCGAGTGGCTCTGGTTGACCTTGGCGCATCTGGCCTGAATATCGACTTTACCAGCAACACGGTTACAGCTGAGTCGATTCGTAACGCGGTAATCGTGCTGCGTGACACTCTCAAGCTGACAAACAACCAGTACGCAGCGCAGACCTGGTATGTTTCGAGCGCCATCATCTCCAACCTGGAGCGCTACTACAGCGATAACTACCAGTCTGACACCATCCTGCAGGAGCTTCAGAAGCTGTCCGGCATTGCCGCGATTAAAGAAGATGCTCAGCTGACCGGTAACCAGATCCTGATTGTTCCGCTGACCGCTGGCGTTATTGCTCCGATTGTAGGCCAGGCTTTCGGCACCGTTGCCGATCCGCGTCCGTTCTACAACAGCGATTACATCTGGCGCACCTGGGGCGCTGCCGGTCTTATGGTTAAGACCGACATCAACAGCAAGAAGTCAGTCATCTACGCACACGGCTAAGGGGTGAGATATGGCACTGGTTAAAGTGATTAGCGATAACCTTTTCTCCGGTGCCAATCTCCAGAAACTGGAGGTTGGTGCGAAAGTTGAGGTAAGCGAAGAAACCGCCCAGCGATGGAAGTCTGCTGGCCTGGTGGAAATTGTCTCAGGTGGTGATCGCAAGCTTGAAGTGGCGACACCGGGCGATGATGAAGATAGCTCCGCGAAATCGAAGAAGGCGAAATAACCATGGCTGACCCAATCACAGCGGCAGACGTGCAGGCGTTCCTCGGTGAATTGGGTTACTCCATCCCGGGCGCGCTACTGGAGCCGATCCTCTGCGTGGTGAACAAGATTATCCCGTGCCTCGACGGCGCAGGGTATGACGACTGCACCGCAAAGCTGATCCTGATGTACGCCGCCGCGCTGATGGCTACATCGTCCGGCGCGCGCCGCATCAAATCGCAGGGGGCGCCGTCCGGTGCCTCACGCTCGTTTGAGTACGGCGACGATGGCATCACCTGGCTGCGCGACTCGCTGGCCCGGCTTGATACCAGCGGCTGCACTGGAGAGTTGCCGATAAGCGCCGGTAACAGCGTGGGCCTGTTCATGGTGGTAGGGGGCTGCTGATGACGTGGATTTCCGTAAGCGTCCGGCTGCCTCGTCCCTTCACCCGAGTCTGGGTGCTGACCGACACTGGGCGGGAAACCACCGGCTACGTCAAATCGGACGGCGAGTGGCACATCAACTGTGAGCGAATCCGGGCGACTTGCGCGAAGGTACTGCGCTGGAAGGAGGGCTGATGTCATCGGTAGCGAACTGGAGCTATACAGCGACCGCAACCATCTGGCGCAAGCTGGAAGGCAATGACGAATACGGCGATCCGCTGGGTTATGCCTCCCCTGAGCAAATCCTCTGTGATTACGAGGGCGGGCTAAGCAAGAAGTTAGCCAGCATGGGCGCCGAAATCGTCGTGAAGAACACCGTATGGACTGAGTTCTCACTCGCAGCGGCCGGTGATTACCTGCTGATTGGCATATCGACCGAAGCCGACCCGGTTGTGGCCGGTGCTGATGAGGTGCGACAGGTTATCCGCTACGCCGACACGTTCGAGCGCCTGGCGGATGATTACGCAATCCTGACGGGAGTGTGACAATGGGCATTAAAGTGAGTGGCATCAGTCAGGCGCAGAAAAACCTCAATGCCCTTATCGGTGATATTCAGGGGCGCAAGGTCGTCAGGGCGGTGCAATCAGCGCTAATAATCGGTAGCTCTCAGGCCGCGCTGTATACGCCGATCGACACTTCAACGCTGCTGAACAGCCAGTTTCGCGATATAACCGTGAACGGCAATCGGGTGACCGGGCGTGTGGGATACTCCGCTAATTACGCGATGTATGTTCACGATCCGAACGTGCCTCAGACCTTCCGCCGGGCCACAGCGCAGAAAGAGTTCCTGACCAAAGGCTTTGAGGATACCCGCAGGCAAATCGACGCGGTGATCGCCAAGGAGATGTCGCTATGACACCCATGATGCACGAGCGAGTGCGGAATTTGTTCGGTGATGCCGGGTTAACTACCGGTTTCACTGTGCAGCAGCTGATGTATGACGATCCGGGAGACCTGACGAAGGCGGTTATGGTATTCCGGCCAAACGGCGGCACAAACATACGTACCGATCTCGGGTCCGAATATCACGTCCTTGTCGACGTCGTCGGCGCAAAAGATAAGCGCAAAGACGCACTCAGAGCTGTGCAGCGGATCGTCGATTATGTCCAGGCCAATCCTATGGCTGATGGGTGCGTCGGCTACATCCAGAACATGGGCGCCATCCCCGCGCCGGTGCTCACAGAAGAAGGGCGAATGGTCATCAGACTCCAGTTCGCCTGCACTTACGGCGAATAGCCCGTATTAACCAAATAACCCGCCGCGCGCGGGTTTTTTATTGCCTAAAAAAGAGGAAATCAAGATGGCTAATTGCCAGACGAGTAATGAAAAACTATTCGGGCGCGCGATTGTTCTGGAAGTGGCTGACGGCTGCGCAGATGCGGTTCCGGTAGAAGCTGACTGGAAGGCTCTGGCTGCAGGCACTTCTAAGTCCTTCGACTTCTCACCAAACTCCGTAACATCGGATGCCGACGATACGAAGGGTTTCGTTGAGAACATCGTCACGAACGCTGATTTTACCCTGAGCTTTGAGGGTGAGGTGCGTAAGCGCGACCGCCTTGATCAGTACGGCGTGGGCAAATTCATCAAATACTTTGCTGATGAGATTCAGGCAGCACGTCAGCCTTCTCTGTGGGTGCGTATGAGCTTTGGCCCTATCACCTTTATCGGCTACATGATCATCAATGCGCTGAGTTCTGATGGCGGCACAAACGACATCGTAACTTTTTCCACCGAATTCAAAGTTGCTGACGCTACCACTGTGCAGGTAAACGACAACTCTACCGCAACGCCTCTGGTGTTTGTTGCAGACCTCCCGTCGTTTGTAACGCATGCCGTTGGCGACTCGTTCACGATCGGCGTGGAAGTCTCAGGCGGCACCCCGCCTTACACTTACGACTGGTATAAGAACGGCGCCCACTCCGGTGTGGGAACCAATACCGTCAGCATCCGCTACGACAACGCTACTGCGGCGGATAGTGGAACCCGACAGGTCAAGGTGACCGACTACAACGGCACAACCATCACCTCCACTCCATGCACCGTTACCGTCAGCTAACGGCCATTCCAAAGGGTGGCCGCGGCTGCCCTTGATAATGATCGTTACCCGGGAAGGAACATGACTGCACTAATCGAAATTGGAGAGGTGGTAATAAGCGATTCTCGCGCAGGCGGTAAAGATTACCTCCTCAGGCCATCATTCGAAGCAATGAACCGTATCGGTACACCGGCTGAGATTGTTCAGGTCTACGCCACTATCCACGGCGAAGAGGTTTCCAGGCTCATAGACGTTTGCACCACAGTGCCGGGAAAGGCCCAGGAATGGCTCTCACCTTCGTTTAATCGCGCCACTGAAAATTTGCTATCAACGTGCATGCATGTCCTGCAGGCGTGTTGTGACGACGACCTGACGCCGGTGATCGGCGAATGGAAGGGTTGGAGTCGATATGTGGTTTATCGCTCCGGGGAGATGCCAAAAAGTGACATCATCGTTCTGGCCCAAAGCCTTATGCAACACGGCATCGTCGGAAAGGCGAAAGTTCGAAAGCTGCAGCGTCATGAGAACGGTGAAACCACCAACGAATTCCGTGCCGTGGATTACATTGTTGCAGCACAAACGCACTTTGCCATAAGCGAGGAAGAGGCTTCCCGCCTGACCATGACTAAGTTCCAGATGCTGCTTGCCGCGAAATACCCCGAGCAGAAAGGCTTCACCCGCGAAGAGTATGACAGCGTGGCTGATGATTTCCTGGCGAGGCAGGCTGCCCGTCGGGCGCAGGCGAATCAGAAGTAACTGGTCTTCACTCCGCCCATATATTGAGATCAATAAATCAGCTATTGCCGTTGCGCCCGTGCTATTCCTGGATAGGATGTTCACTTTTACCAATGGGGGATAGGGATATGAAACGCCTAATAATCGTTACCATTGCAGGGCTTTCACTGATTGGTTGTGGCAAACCAGCTCCCACAGAAGATGAAGCTTTCCAGCTTGCAAAGAAAGAAATGTCGATGGCTCTATGTGGGGATAAGAGCGCAAGCTGTTTCTCTGTAGAAGGGGGGAGCGCCAAGGTTTCAGAGCGGAAAAACGACAATACTTATAATGCGTCGGCGACATTTAAGACCATTAAAGGAAAAGGGAAGCGCCTGGATTACAACGGCGGACTCGTTTCGTTTCAGATAGATGCAGATACGCATGCTGTTTATGTTCAGTCCATAGAGGCCTGGTCAGAGGATGGAAATAAAACCATAGCGCTCTGTGGTCGCGATTATAAGTTCTGCAGATAAATGATAAATCGTAAATTCCAACCCGCTTAGGCGGGTTTTTTTTATGCCCGGAGATAGTATGGCCAGTGAGGAGCAGGTAGGAAATATTGTCTATCAGGTGCAGATGGATGTTGCCAAACTTATTGAAGCTCAAAGAAAGGTCAACGAGCGCCTCGAAAAGATGAATAGCGGCGTGTCAAAAGCGACTACTAAGTTAGACGAGCTTCAGACAAGTATAAGCAGAGTCGCTGGGGCCATAGCTGCGTCAATCGTTGTTGAATGGGGAAGGTCATTTCTTGTTGCTGCTGACAACATGAATCAGTTGAATGCACGCATTGAACGACTGACAGGCAGTGCAGCAGCAGCTTCGCAAACGATGCAAAGCCTGATGCGCATCAGTTCAGCAACAGGAGGTTCGCTGCAGGATACTACAAAATTATGGGAAACGCTGAGCACCGCGCTGCGCGATACAGGTGCGACTAATGGGCAGATCATTCAACTGACTGAGACGTTACAGAAAATAGGGCGTATCGGTGGATCCTCATCCGAGGAAATGGCAAATGCACTTCGCCAATTTGGGCAGTCCATCTCATCCGGGGTTGTGCGGGCAGAAGAATTCAACTCCATTCTTGAGCAAATGCCAGAACTGGCTCGCCAAATTGCTGCTGGGATGGGCGTTAGCATCGGCGAGTTGCGACAGCTTATGCTGGACGGGAAACTTACCGCTGAGGATGCGCTAAACGCCATACAGAAACAGACCGGTGTGGTTAACGCCGAGTTCGGGAAATTGCCGCGTACTCTGTCACAGGCAAATGCGGCCCTGACAAACTCATTCCTTTCGATGGTGGACTCTGTCAACCAGGCTACCGGTGCGAGTTCTGGCATGGTGGCTGTAATAGACTCCTTGGCGGCTGCGCTGGACAGGCTGGCTGGGAAAGCGATTTCAGCTGATGCTCAGATCTCCGATCTTAACAGCACGGCAGAGATGTTTAGTCGTCGCGCTCGCACATGGTCATGGTTGGGGCTTGATGGGTGGGCTGCCCAAAATGTGGCCCTTTCAACTCTTAGTGATCAAGCTGCAACACTTGTCGGTGATATGCAGGCTGTTACTAAAGCATCAAACACGGCGGCTAATACCAAGCCCATCGAGATAAAGGCGGTGGCGGGAACAGGCAAGCAGAAAAAGACGCAAGCCGAAAAGGACGCTGAAAAATACGCCAAGGCTCAGGAGGCGGTTAACGAAAAACTGGATGAGCTGCGGCAAAAGGCAGAGCTATCAGCAGGAAGCGTAGGGGAGTTGTCGCGTGCGCAGGCCGTGCTCAATGCCCAGCAGTCTCTCGGGAATAGCGCTACAGAAGATCAGATTCTGCTTGCCGGGCAACTGGCTGGTAAGGCCTGGGATAATGCCAACGCATTACGTGCCCAGGCCAAGGCAGAAAAAGAACGTACTGACGCTGACAACAAATTCACATCGATTCAGGGAAAGACCAGCAAAACCGCAGGTCTGGATAGCCAGTACCAGAAAGATATCGCTGACATCCAGCAGTACGCCCAACTTTATCCGCAGAAGATAGGCGAGGCGGAGGCGGCACGCGCTGCTATCGAACAGCAGTACCGCGATCAGCGCAACGCGGCGATGTGGGAGGAGTGGTCGCAACAGAATGCCGCCACACAGGCTGCATCGGCCGCCTTTGAGACTTTCGGTAACAACGCCTCCAACGCACTGACCGGAATCATTACTGGCAGCATGAGCGCACAGGATGCGTTGCGCTCGATCGGCAGCACGGTTTTAAACAGCGTCATCAACACGTTCGTGCAGATGGGCATGGAGTGGGCAAAGGCAGCCATAACGGGGGCCACAACCCAGCAGACAGCTATTGCAACGACAACTGCAGCTCAGGTTGCAGGGATTGGCGTACAGACGGCAGCCAGCACCACGGCAGCAGCGGCGACCACGGCGGCATGGACGCCTGCAGCGATCATGTCATCCATTGCATCGTTCGGTGGTGCGGTGGCTATTGGTCTTGGGGCGGTGGCGGCGGTTGCGGCATTGTCGGGTAAGCGCAAGAACGGCGGCCCGGTCAGCGCTGGCGGGATGTACCAGGTAGGCGAGGGTGGCATGCCGGAGATTTACCGTGCCAGCACCGGCAAGCAGTACATGATCCCAGGCGATAACGGCAGGGTCATCAGCAACAAGGATATGCAGGGTGGTGGCGGTATCAACGTGTCCATCAATGTCCAGAACTACAACGGGTCGGCAGTTGATGCCCAGGCCACTTCGGACGGCAATGGCGGCGTGACCATTGACATGATCGTCGCTGACCTGAACAACGGCGGCATGATAAGCCAGGGCATAACAAGTAACTTCAACGTCAAGCGCACGCCTAGGGGGCAAAATTAATGCCGATCATTGATTACCCTGGCTGGCTGCCGCTGGCGCAGAAGGCCAGCAAGAACATGACGCTGGATACTGGATTCCTTACTGACCAGCCAGCGGTCGGCCCGGCCATCTTCCAGAACCAGACCGACGACCTGAAAGTGACCTGGTCACTTACCTGGATTTTCACCCTGGCTCAGGAGAAGGCCTTCCAGCAATGGCTGCGCAGTCCTAACTACCTCAACCGAGGTCTGAACTGGTTTCGCATGCCGGTTAACATCGGCGGCAGCGGCTTGCAGGTGCAGGAGCTGCACTTCACGCAGATGCCTGTGCAGACCAGCATCGACGGCGGAGTGGTGACCTGGACGGGTACGGTGATAGCCAACCGCCTGTATAACGCTGATGACGAGTTCGACGACATCATTGTCGAGTTGCCGCCGCCGTGGAATACCTGGCTGGATATAGTCGTTACCGGATACCCGGACGGGCGCGATCCTGAGAGTCTGCCGAGGGTTACCTGATGCCATCCTTCCGCGAATATAAACAGCAGCGCCCGACGCGCGGCCTGTACGACACCATCACGTTTTACCATCCCTCGTTTGGCTATGTGCGCCTTGTAGATAAGCAGTTCTTCGCAAAGATACTTGGCGGCCAGACGTACACGCCAGCGCGCTTCGAAATCGAAGAGAGCCAGCAGAGCGGTACGCCGGTTATCGACGCGACGGTGAAGCTGGGCAGGTTGTCAACGGACGTGAAGGCGCTGATGAAGCAGTGGAAGGGTGCTTCCCGGCTGACGGCCATCACCGCCACACGGCAGATATTCGACAGCGCCGATGTATCGGCCCCGATTAAATCGTGGCAGCTGTACGTGAAAACCGTCGATATCGACACGGACAGCGCCTCGGTCACGTTATCCATGACTAACCCGCTGAACAACAATATCGGAAGGCTTTATGACCCTGTTGAGTACACCGGCCTGCAGTACCTCTGATTTCATCAGGAAGATGATCGGCGTGCCATGGTCGAACCGGGCCTGTACGTTCGAGAAAGTAGACTGCTGGGGCCTGGTGGTATTGTACTTCCGCCACGTCCTCGGTACTGAACTGCATCAGACGCCGGACTACGAAGCCGGGGCAGACTTCTTCACCTGCTATCAGGGCGATGTGACGTTCTGGCGACCGGTCGATAAGCCGGTAGAGGGCGGGATTTTCGTCGGTTATCAGGGTTCTCAGCCTGCGCATGTCGGTCTGGTACTGAACCGCCAGGCGCTGCATGCGCGGGGTGAGGGCGGCAGCGTGCGTATGGACTCGTTGCTGGTTATCCAGCGTGCATTCACCAGAGTGGAGTATTTCGAATATGGCTCTGATTGAGCTGCAGCGTTTCCCAGGAACGCCAAAAGAACGATACAGGGTGCCAAACGGCACCTTTTTTTATGCCTGGCTGACGGAGAACGACAGCAACCTGCACCGGGATTTGCTCATCGTACGTAACGGTGTCACGCTGGTTGATGACGACGAGCTGGACTTTGAACTGAGCGAACTGGACATTATCCAGCTGTTCGACCAGCCAAAGGGCATTATCGGCGATATCCTGAGTCCGATCTTCAAAGTGGTTGGGCAGGTTTTTTCATTCCTGGCACCGAAGCCAGCAATCGCGAACACCGGTGGCAATACCATCGATTCACCGAACAATAGCCTGACCGGGCAGACCAATACCGCTCGTGTTTACAAGGCGAAGCCGGACATCTACGGCCAGGTGCGTTCGTTCCCGGACCTGATTCAGGAGTCAGTATTCGAGTACGTCAGACAGGATGCATTCGATGGCGGCCTGAAATACGTTACCGAGTGGATGTGCGTCGGTATCGGGCACTACAGCTATGAGTCGGTGCGCTATTCGGAATCCAGCCTGGGTTCGCTGGCTGGGGCGGAGTATGAATTCTTCCAGCCGGGCGAAATCATCCCGCAAATTGTCGAGGGCTACGGCTTCGACGATGTTGATGGCCAGGAGGTTCCAGGCCAGAACGATGCTGACGACTTCCCGGTTGAAACGGCGACAGCAAACACGGTTGTAAGTGGCACCTATTCCGGCGGACAGATAGCCATGCAGATCGTCAAGCAGACTGAGTTCGACTACTTCATGGGTCTGGTACTGCCGCATGCAGTGACATTCACCATCAACGTAACGTACGCTACAGCATCCGGCAGCGTCACAAAGGATGCGCTGTTTTCCGGCACGCTGATTTCGGCGGTAGAGACCAACGACGGCGCGGTAATCGACCCGGTAACCTGGTACACGTTTACCATGAGCGATCTACAGGGCCCTTCAGATGTGCCGGCGACCGCCACAATCAACACGACTACTTTCATCCTGAACGACAATGAGGCGCTTATAGTCGGCCCGTTCTTCTCCCCTGTGGAGTCCACTGAGTTGTGGCTGCACACCCAGTCCAGCCTTGGCGGGAAGAAGCAAACCAACTGGCGGGTGGTTATCTGGAAAATCGACGACGATTACAACCAAATCCCGGGCACTACGGAGACGTTCACCTATTACCAGGGCACGCCGCACGACCATACAAGCGAGGTGTTCTACCGCACGGACAAACTGACGCCCGCGGCTGGTTTCGGCAAGTATGCGATCAGCTTCCAGCGTACCGACAACGCCAGCGATGCATCGGTGCTGAAGGTCGAGGAAATCCATGCCATCAACATTCGTACGAATGTGGTTCACCCGACCGACACTCTTGTGCGCGTAAAGGTGAGGGCGACCGAGAACGCCCTGGGAAGCCGGGAGCGGAAATACAACGCGCTGGTAACCCGGCACACTATCACTTACGACCTGGCGGCGCAGACGGTGGATTACACCATGCGTCCTTCGCGATCGTTCGCCGATGCGGTGGCTCACACCTGGCTGGTTATGGGATCACAGCCGATAAGCAGCATTGACCTGTATGGCCTCTATGCGATCGCCGAAAGCCTGCCGGATGACCGGCTCGGCCAGTTCGATTACACCTTTGACGACGAGAACGATTCATTGGGCGACCGGGTGCGCGCTATCTGCAACGCCGCGTCGGTCATGGCGTACTGGGATGACGGTGTTCTGACGTTTACTCGTGATCAGAAGGTGGATTACCCGGCGGCAGTATTCAACCGGGCCAACATGAAAACGGACGAGTACAAAATCACGTACGAGGCCACTCTGCCTGGCGGCTATGACGGTGTTCAGGTGTCATATGTTCATCCGACCACGAACAACAAAACCTACATCAACTACCGCGTACTGAACGGCGCCATCGTCGAGCAGGAAGCAGAGAACCCGAACAAACTGGAGATCGTCGGCTTCCGTAACGAGTACCAGGCTCGCGAACGTGCGCTGCGCGAAACGCGGCGCCTGATGTATTCCCGCGTCAGGATGAATGCCCGGGTATTTGAAGACGGGATTATTCAGGTCGGAAGCGTTATCCAGATGCCGGACATCTACGACAGCAACCAGCAGCAGGGCTACATCACCGGGCGGTCAGGTAATAACTTCGACACCGGTGAACCCATCAGCTTCTCCGGCGCGATGTATGTGCTGGTCACCGACAGCCTGGGCAACCCTACATTGCGTTACCCGGCGACGCCCCGCAGCGACACGCCTTACGGCTTCACCGCAGCGCTTCCCGCGATCGAGCTGAACATCTGGAACGGCGACACGGTGCAGCTTCCGTCGCGATACCTGATCGCCACCGTTGAAGAGCTGGACAGCCAGCTTTGGACTGTTAACAGCATCAAACCAAACACAGATAACACGGTTTCCCTGACGGTCTCTGAGTACAGCGACAGCGTCTACCAATAATTCCGAATAACCATCTCAACCCGGCCAATGAGTCGGGTTTTTTTATGGAATCAATATGGCCACTCAACCTACTAATTTACCTGTCCCGAGTGAAACGCCGCGCGATCTGAAATTTAACGCCGGGAAAATCGACGAGTTTGTCACTTCAACTGCTCATTACTACACAGACCGTTTTGGTGTGCAGCACTGGACCATTGCTGGCATTCAATACACCGCAACTCAGGTAATTTTGCGACTTGGCTTCATCACAATGGACTCATTCCAGGCTGGTGCGACGTTGACGCTACCTAACCAGGTTCTACGCGATACCAGTACCGGTGAATACTATCGCTGGGATGGTTTATTCCCGAAAGTAGTTCCGGCTGGTTCGACTCCAGCAAGTAGTGGTGGTGTCAGTATCGGGGCATGGCTCAGTGTTGGCGATGCGGTGCTGCGAGGACAAATATCCGATCCTGATGGCGCAGAAAAATACCCAGATCTTCAAATGGCTCGCTGGCGTGATGAAGGCGATATCCGCGGCTGGGGTGCTAAGGGTGATTCAGATTCAACCGGCGCCACAGGCACTGATGATACTTCTGCGATTCAGGCTGCGCTGGATTCAGGCCGGAAGAAGATAAAGATACCGGCAAACCATTTCTTCCGCGTTAGCCAAACCTTAATTCAACCATCAGGGGTAACGATTGTCGGGGAGGATCGGTTTAGTTCTTGTATCATCGCCGATCCTGGTATGGATGGTTTACTGGATGTGATGCAAAACCGCGCCTATAACTCATCAATCTTGACAACCGATGTAGATGTAGGTCTGTCCACTTTCCGCATTCATGCGAACGGATTTTCGCGCCTGAAATCTGACCCATCAAAGGAATGGGGTCGCTGCTATAGAAGCGGTTCCGTTACAGGTTTTCGGGCAGACAAAATGATGTTCCAGGAGGGGCCGCAACACTGCCTAGACCTGGCATGCTGGAAGGATAACTATATCGGGAAAGGCCACGCTGGAGTTGCCCAGGGCATGACCGAAGATGCACTGGTCATGAATTGTGAATTCATCGATTACTGTTATGACGACGGCATTACCACGCATGGCGCATGCGGTGTGACAATTGTAGAGTGCACCTCCAGAATCAGTGATTTTGCAAAGTCGCAGCACACTTACGTAATAACCCAAAATGGGTTTGAGATTGATGACGGTAGCTACAACGTAGTTATCAACAACTGCCGTGCGTATTGCAACAACACGTATTCGAAAGGATTCTCTACCGCTAACCATCCGGGAAACCCAATCCCTTATAATGTCAGGTTTATTAACTGTGACACTTACGAGGGCGCTACAGGGGTAACCATTCTTGGCGCGTTGAATAGCGATACCACGTTTGGCACTGATGCGTGGCTTGGCCGAAACTACATGATCCATGGGTGCGGCATCATTTATCCATTTGTCGCCACAGATAATGCTCAATTCCCGTCACGCGCTTTTGATATCCAATATGGGATGGACATTGACGTAAAAAACTTCCGCGTACAAATGCGTGGAATGAAAGGGGAGGCTGCCAGATCACCATGCGCTGTCATTAACTTAGCCGGGGTCATCAATGCTGGTATTGACGGTGTGCGCATCGAGGGCGTGGGCGACGGACAGTTGGGAACTATATTTGGCAATGGCTCATCATGGTTCCGCATCACCAACACCGACAGCAGTAATATCCGGATCAGCAATGTAACTGTCGATAACATTGGCTGGGCGGATCGCATTATTCGTGACGTGGATAAGTCCCCTGGCGGCGCGCTATCTTTAGTCAATGGTGTTCGACTGGGTAGAAACTCTACAGATGGGCGAACGAAAACCGGCGTTATGAGCGGTGCATTCTGCCAATTTAATAATGTCGTAGTTCCTACCGGCGTTCAGTCACTTCGCATCGGGCGCACCCTTACTGATCGCTCAGCATTTGGTTATCGTGTAAGCGTTGACTATGACTCGGTTCAAACCGTTATGGGCGGAATTAAGATTTACTCTGAGACCGCTTCAGATGGGACTCAGCCTGTTACCGGGATTTATTTCGACAGGCAATATGTAAGCTCAGCCAATAATAATGGCAAGGGATGTATCGCGTTTCGCACGTCGGCATCAGCTCCGGGAGCATTCAGCCTTACAGCACATGACGAAGACGCCAATGCTTACATACCGCTTATCGTAGCAACATATAGCAACTCAGGGACTCCAAAAAAAGCCGTTGCGCCGGTTATTCATAGTGACACAAACCTTGGACAATCATCATCTGCATGGCTGAATGGGTACTTCGTTAACTCTCCACAGACCGTTTCTGATGGCAGGTTAAAAACAGACGTTAGAGAGCTATCCGATGCCGAGTTAAGCGCAGGAATGGAGATAGTAAAGGCCCTTGGCTTCTGGATGTGGCTTGATGGACGGGGTGACAGAGAGCACGCAGGAACTACGGTTCAGACTGTTATAGAAATCATGGAGCGACATGGACTGGAACCGTTCAACTATGCGTTTATCACCTATGAAAAATGGGATGACGAATTCACAACCGTTTATCAATACGATGACGAAGGAGAGAAAATTGAAGGTTCTGGCGTTGAAGTTCAGACAAAAAAAGCAGGAGATATATATGGGTTTAAAGTGCAGGAGCTTACTCTGTATCTGATGCGCTGCATGGCAGAGAAAATTATGAGTTAAGCTTTAATCTAATATGATTAGATACTGGCGGCATCCCGCCAGTATTTTACTCAATCATGCTTTGATGGATTTAATTTTCTTCTCGTAGGTCCTGGCTACATTCATTTGCAGACCTATTAATTCCAGGGTCGTGAGCTTCCTTTCTTCGCACAACTCTTCAAAACCTTCCACCTCTTCAGCATATTCAAGCCAAATATTTCTGTAAGCAAACATACTGCCGAATCCACTTTCAGTGGACCATCTTACGCAGTTTGTGTTGACTGCCTTCCATGGTTTCAGTCTGGTGATGTAATGAATATTTTTAATATCGAAGCTGAAATCGATGTTTGTGTCGATTGACGACACAACCCGATGGTTGTAGCTTTCCGGGAGACTTATGAATTCACCCTTTAAAGACCCAAGCATAATGGCAAAAGCCGTCTGTTCAAGCAGTTGCGACTCTGGGCAGTTAAGGAAGAGATACTGATAGTAATCCTTGAACCTGGCAAGCAGGTCATGCTCAACATACATCGCGTTGTTAAAGGCAATAAACCCAACGTTCATATATGGAACGTGTTTTGATTCTATGGTTCCACTCTGAACGTAATAGTTAATTACTGACTCAGGAACCCCTGCCTTTCCATGGATATCTAATTTAGAGCCCCATCCAGACAAATACTTACCAGCAGGCAATAGCTCTTCCATGTTGTAAGGAGAGATGCAAAGAATATCGTAGTCCGCTTTGCAAGAATACTTATATCCAAGTTCATTGAAATAAACAGGCAAGGCATAGTTATAAAAAACATCCTTAGGCCATATGTTTTCTTTCATCTCCTGGAAGCTTTCAAGTATTCCATATTTATTAAGGAGAGACGTGTCTATAAAGTTAATTCCATATGACTTGAGCGTATCGCTCATGTACTCGGTTAACTTTGTACCATCAAAGCACATGAAATAATCAAACGCATCACCGTTATGTTTTCTTATGCTCTCAATAGCCACCAGGGCTGGGAAGTAAATTCTTTCATCCCCAGCAATAAAAAGCGCAACTTTATCCATGTACTAATGAACTCCCATTGGAATAATGTGAAAGGTGATCTGCATTGGCTGTATAGCGGTAAAACTATCACAACCAAGGCGAATGTGTAAGACCCTGGACAGCCATGGTAATTGATAGGCTATCCCGTATTGATCTACCCTCCCTTTAAAACTACTGTATATAAAAACAGTAAAAAGGAGTGCAGATCATGCCCCGCAAATCAGACATTCACAGCGCATTTGTCGCTGCAATACAGCTAAACCCTAAGGGTTACCAATGCCTTCACACGAATGACTTCATCCGGGAGTTGCGCGCCAGAAACTGGCATTTCACGCCGGACGACGCCAACGACTGGATAGAGCGTTATCAGGAGTGCTTCGTCGACAAGACGCCGGACGACAGCCAGAACCGTCTCTGGATGATGAGGAACATGGGGAGGGTCGTGTAATGGGATTCCCTTCACCGGCGACGGATTATGTAGAGCGCAGACTCTGCCCTGAAACCATTTGCGGCATAGGTATCGACAGCCGCATTCTCGAAACGTCGACAGGGTTCGCAGTTATCGAACCGTGCACCAGACTGGTACAGAATCAGGTTCTGCTGATTTTGTCCGGCGGGCGTACTCAGTTTGCTCGGGTAATGGGTCGGGCATTAATAACCGATGATGGCGAAGCGATCGAGGGAGCTTCTGCAGAAGAGGTTGAGGTGCTGGGGCGGGTGACGTTCTTCATCAACAGCGTTATCGAAGACGACAGGGTGGTGTGA